ATATGACAGCATTAAAAAATCCATCGAAGAAAACAGAGAAGACTGGCTAAAATATCTCGGAATTAAGGAGTGGTAATAATGCCTAACATCGCAAACATAGAAAACCCAACCGAGGATCAAGAACAAGAAGCATTTGTACAGTGGTTGCGACTGAAAGGTTATCCACATTTTCGTGTGCCAAATGAAACATACACCCGAAGCTGGAGCCAGAAAGCGAAGAACAAAAAGCTTGGCGTGAGTTCTGGCGTGCCAGACTTGGCCGTAGTCGTGCCGGATGTCTGGTATGGATACGGCGACAATGTGCCTCGAGAGGATCTATCATCATATACCAATACATACGCAAATCGTTTGGTATTCATCGAAATGAAGCGCAAGAAAGGAGGCGTGACATCAGAAAATCAGAAGAAGTGGATTAAAACACTCAATGAGGCTGGCATTCAGGCTGTTGTATGTAAGGGTTGTGATGCAGCGATTGAGTTTATTGAGTCAATAACTAAGCCATAATAGGCGTAAACGTCAATAATATGTGTGCGCCTAAAAGGTTGACTGAGGCGGTGGCGAATTACGTGCCGCCTCTTTTATGTTATAATAGACTTATGAATTGCGGATCGAAAGAGCCGCTTTTTTATTTGGAGAAATTATCATGGCAACCAGAAAAATGATGCGCAGGAACAGGCGAAGCAGCAAGCAGTCTAGCCGCAAATCCCCGAAGCAGCAACTGCGCGGGATTGTTAAGGATACGCCGAAAACGCCACCTGTTGAGCCGCCAAAACAGCTTGAGCAACCAGAGCCAGGACAACCGACGAAATATAAGCCAGAGTATTGCCAGCAGCTCATTGACTATTTTTCAATAGAACCGCTAGAAATTATTAGAGAACAGGAGATAACCGGCACCGAGGGCGGCAAATACGTCTCGCGCCGCCTGCCACAACGTTTCCCGTGGTTTGAAGGCTTTGCCAGAAAAATTGGCGTTCACCGCAATACGCTGAAGAACTGGTGTGCTGAGTATCCAGAATTTGCCGAAGCCTACGATACCGCCAAAGATCTACAGCGCGAGTTTATCGTCGACGTGGCTTTAAGCGGTGCCGCTCCACCAAGCTTTGCTATCTTTACTATGAAAAACGTCTGCGGATGGAGGGACGAGCGAGACCTGAAGCTGAGAAAAGCGAAAGAGGAAGGTGATATTGATGACGACGAACTCAAAGCAGCCATCTTTGAATAACCTAACCAGAACGGACATTCTGCGGCTTTGCGACAAATACTGGAACACTGACCGCGACAAACTGCGCCGCTATCTGCTGGCGATATTCAAGCGGCGGGAGAATATTCACCTTTTCGGCTGGTTCATCGCACGGCCGTATTTTCCTTTGGAAACGCCGCCATTCCATAAAGAGATATTAGACCTGATCAGCAACAAGGACAATCGGCGAGTTGGCGTTATTGCGCCGCGCGGTCATGCTAAATCGACGACGGTGGACATGACGTATCCTTTGTGGGCAGGCTGTTTTGAACAGGAAGAGTTCGTTGTGATAATCAGCGACACGTATACGCAAGCTGCTGAGTTCATCAATGCGCTTAAAGATGAATTCGAGAATAATCCGAAAATTAAATGGTTATTCGGGAATATGAAGGGCGACGACTGGCAAGATGGTGAGTTTGTGTTGAGCAACGGCATTAAATACGCTGCTAAAGGTTCAGGCATGAAAATTCGTGGTATTCGCCATCGGCATACACGACCGACACTAATGATATTCGACGACATCGAGAACGACGAAAATATCAAGAGCGCTGAGCAACGTCAGAAGTTGTATCATTGGTTTACCAAAGCAGCTATTCCAGCATTAGCTAGAGGTGGACGTGCTGTTGTTATCGGCACGATTCTTCACTTTGACAGCCTTGTTAATAAAGTAATGAAGCAGCAAGACATTTTCAAAAGTTGGCAGACACGAGTGTTTTACGCAATCACCACGGAAGAGGACGGTACAGAGCGGGCTTTGTGGCCGGAGCACCGCAGCCTGGAGAAGCTACGAGCGATGAGAGATGACCCGAACGATCAGGAGTTCGTTGGAAGTATTGCTTTTGCACAGGAATATCAGCACAAGCCATTTAGCGAAGAGGACGCTATTATCAAGCCTGATTGGATTAAAGAGTGTGATCCGAGCCAGGTGCCAGATAAGCATGCACGGCTAGCACGAGTGCTGACAATCGACCCTGCCGCCAGCGAACGCCAGACGGCCGACCCGACGGCTATGGGCGTTGCCGATCTGTATACTGATGGTAATGTTTACATACGTGCGATACGCAACCAACGAACCTCGCCGAGTGTTACTGCTGATACGGTAAGGGAGCTTGATGAAATATACAAACCGCAGGTGATTGGCATAGAAGAGGGTGCGCTGGGGCTGGTGTTTCGGGATTTGCTGGCGGGATTGCCTGTCATTGGTTTGAAGCCTGATAAGGACAAAGTGCGGCGACTCTTAGCTGTGAGCCGATTCTTTGAGGCTGGTAGGATATACATCGTCAAGGATATTCAGAATGGGCAAGCGTTACGCGAGCAGTTGATTGAATTTCCGAAGGGGACGCATGATGACATGGTGGACATGGTGGTTTATGCAGTGCGGTTGCTGTTGGTGGAGGGTATGAATCAGGTGTCGAGTAAAGATTTCCAGACCGCTGGTGATTATTACGACGAGCTAGATGACGATGAGTGGTTGGATTAAGTATAAGTATGATATAATCAGAGTAAGTATATACGACGCGCGAAAGGCGTCGTATTTTATTTGGAGAAATTATGAAGCTGGTAAACTTGAGCAGTAAGAATAACGATAAAAATGCAGGCAGCCGACTACGTGAGATTGGTAGTGCTGGCACTGGCGTGTTTACGGACTACGAAGCCGAGAAGATGAAGCTAAACCGCCCGAAGAGAATTACTGACTACCGAGATATGCTGCGTGATGGCACTATCGAGGCATTATTCAATATCCTGACCATGCCGATTTTGGCAAGCGAGTATGACATTAAGCCTGCCGACGAAAGCACTGAGGCGAAAACACAAGCAGAGTTCGTACGAAACAACTTACTGAGCGAGAGTTATAAAGGCGGTATTGAAACGCCGTTTAATCTATTTCTCGATCAATCAATGATGGCATTGGTTGACGGCTTTCAAGTATGGGAGAAGGTGTATCGACTAAATAATAACCGCTACGAGTTGAAGAAGCTGGCGCTGCGGGATTCGAGGAGTGTAGAGATTCTAAGCGATTTGAAGGACGGCTATCAAGGGATTAAGCAAACGCAAGAAGACGGTTCGACGGTGGTTATTCCAGCTTACAAAACGTTCCTATTTACACCAGGCAAACGATACGATCAGTATTATGGACGTTCAATATTTACGGCACTTTGGCGAAACTACGACAAGAAGTGGAAGTTGGAATACCTGGATAGCATTGCTTTGCAAAATGACGCTATCAAACCAAAGGTATTAAAAAATACCGGCAGCACGCTTGCAAAAGATGATGACAAAGTAACGTCGAAAGTATTGAACGTATTAAGTCGTTTAGGCAAGGTCAATTCAATGGCTACCTTGCCGCAAAATTACGAACTTGAAGTGCTGAATTCCGAGGGACGCGATCCACACCAGTCCATTGAGCGACAGAACTCTGAGATGGCAAGAGTATTCCTGGCTAACTTTATGCTGCTGGGTTCGCAGGGGACAAGTTCGACTGGTAGCTTTGCGCTGAGCGATACGCAAGCAAAGATGTTCCGTATGAGCCTAGAATCCGTCATGAATAAGCTGGCGGCTCACATTAACCAATACATCATCGCTGATTTGATCGATATTAACTTTAGCGAACCACGCTATCCAGTTTTCGCATTCGAGAAGATGGACAACGAAGTGGTTGGTGCGATATTTAACGCCTTTACGACAATGATTCAGAAAGACCGCATGTCTGACGCAATGGCGAGCGAGATTGAGGACGCAACAGCGACACGGCTAGGTTTTGACGTGGAGAAGATTAAGCAGCAGCGTACTGAGCAGGCTGAAAATACTGAAAGCAATGTAGGCAAGGAAAAAGAGGCTGGCGGCACGTCGACTGGTCAGCGAACGATGAGCGACAAACACAAGCATGAACCGAGCGAGAGTCTGAAAAAGCTTGACGCCAGATGGCAGGAGCTAGAAAAACGTTTTTTAGACCAAATCCGCCCAGTTTATGAGACTGTGGCGGAGGAAGTTAGCCAGGAAGTCGCAGAATCAAAGCTGGTGAGTGATATTGATGCGGTGGTGTTTCCAGTGGAGTACCGCCGAACGTTGGTATCATTCTTTAAGCAGGGGTATCAGATTGGAAAAATCAGTGCTAGCGATGAAATAGGTAAGTCGGCTGCGAAGAATGGCAACGATTTAACCAAGGCAGCCATTGAATACATAAACTGGATTATCGAGAAGCAGCAGGATGACCTGACCAATTACGCTAAAAGCCTGGTGATGGATAGAGTGGTGCTGGATGATGAGCAGATCGACTACAGTGCTGAGATTTCGAAACTGATTCTGGCGTGGTTTGCGACGAAGTTGACAGATACGGCGTCGTACGCAATCGCACAAGCGGTCAATTCCGGGCGTAATTCGGTATGGGACGATGACGATGTGTTGGAGTTTTCGGCAATTCTGGATGCACGAACGTCGCCTGGCTGTAGCGCGCTGGATGGCAAGGTGATGACGTGGAAGGAGTGGCAGGCATATCCTGAGTATATTCCGCCGCGACATTTTAACTGCCGCTCGACGTTTACGAGACTTCTCGGCGATAATCCAGAGGATGAAATAAACCCGCCGAACAACATGCAGATGCACAACATTGAGAAGATTCAGAGAACGCCGAAGCCGCAGCTGATTGAAGAGAATCCATACATGGCACAGTACACCAAGGCAGAGTTGCTGAGTGTCGAGACATACAAGGGCAATGGGTTTATAAATATCAATCAGACGCTATTGGGTCGCCGACCAATGAATGAGTATGCTGAGGCTGATATTAAGCAACTGGATAAGGCGATTAAGAAGACGAAGCTAGAGAAGGACGTGGTGCTGTATCGTGGTATTGGGCTAGAGTCAAAGTTGTCGGTTAATGATATTGTCGATAATCCTAATTTTCTTTCTACATCCACCAGTCAGGATGTGTCAATAGAGTTTGCACAGCAAGCTGATGGGAACAAATATGTATTTATCTTTAAGGCTCCAAAGGATATGCCATATTTGGATATGGAGAAAGTGCTAGCAGATAATGGTGTTACCTCAATAACAGATGAGGACGAATATCTGCTGTCTAGGGGCAAGAAGTTCGTTGTAAAAAGGCTTAAGAAGTTAGATAATGAGATTATCATGGCTGATATGGAAATGACGAAGGACACTAAATACCTCGCTGATGAATCAGAGGACTTGCTGACTGATGAAATGATGGCTAGTTTGAATAAGACGGCCGAGGAAGTTGAGAAGCGTCTCGCCGATCCAAATTACAAACCGAGCCGAGCAGTTCAACGGATGCATGCTATTTGGCAGATGGATTCTGAATACCTAGACGAACAGTTGAAAAAGCAGCATAAAAACAAATAGTTTTGCTTTAACCACAAGTATGATATAATACGACCAGTATATGCGACAAG